ACCCTCTTGCGTTCGGAACAAATCAAAGGCATAAAGGCGCAGCATCTGATTTTGTGTCTCAGGCGCTTGTTTCCTCCTCCCAACCTTGGCTCGCTTCGGCGGGCCTTTTCTTTTGGTGATGTATGAACGCCTATTCTACAGAAGCAAGAGAGAAAATAGCCAAAGAGATACTAGAGCGCCTTGCAAAGGGTGAGCCGCTTGCGGTGATCTGCCGGGATGACTTCCTTTGCAATGCTGAAACTTGGCGAAGATGGTGTGACGCTGATGAAAAGTTGGCCATCGCGTACGCGCGCGCAAGGGAGGACGGCTTCGACGCAATCGCCATTGAGTGCTTGGATATTGCCGATGCAACGGGCAACGACACCAAGCGCACAAAGGACGGCGAAGAGGTTTGTAACAGTGAGTGGATTAGCCGCTCTAAGCTGCGAGTTGAAACGCGCCTCAAGCTGCTGGCTAAGTGGGACCCAAAGCGCTACGGCGAAAAACTTGCAGTTGGTGGGTCTGATGAGATGCCGCCAGTCCAAACCAAAGTCGATGTTACAGGATTAAGCGTTGAGCAACTTAGAGCGCTGTCAAGCATCCGTGTTTCAGGCGAGTGATGTATTTTTAGCTAGGCGTGAGTTAGCCAAGCGGTCTTTGTCTGACTTTGCGTTGATGGTGGACATTCCAACTGTCCCGCTAACGGAAAATGATGAAGAGGATCGGTTCGACACGTTACGGCAAGACAAGCTAGCTGACCATCATCAGCTTATTTGTGACGCCATTCAAAAGACGGTCGAGGGTGAGTATTCTAATTTGATGCTGCTGTTTCCACCGGGATCGGCAAAGTCAACTTACGCTGATGTGGTTGCTGTTCCATGGTTCATGGCAAAGTATCCACGGCGCAATGTTATCTTAGCAAGCTACGCTTCGGACATTGCTAAGAAGCAGGGCCGAAGAGCACGGCAATTGATTAAGTCTAAGTCGTTTCAAAATTTGACGGGCGTAACGCTTAAGTCAGATCAAAACGCGGCTGACGAATGGGCAATTGATAACGGCTCTGAGTTTATGGCTGGCGGTCTTCTTTCAGGCCTGACTGGCAATCGCGCGCATCTTGGCATTCTTGATGATCCTATTCGAGGCCGTGAAGCTGCTGAGAGTGAAACAATTCGGAATAAAACGTGGGATGCTTACATAGACGACTTTTGCAGTCGTTTAGTGCCAGGCGCTCCGCAAATTATGATTTTGACCCGTTGGCATGAAGATGATCCTGCTGGGCGCATTTTGCCTGTTGGTTGGTCTGGTGAAAGCGGTTTGGTTGAGGGGCGTGATGGGCGTCCTTGGATGGTTATTTGCTGTCCTGCGATTTGTGAACGAAACGATGATCCACTTGGTCGCAAGATTGGTGAGACGTTGTGGCCTGAATGGTTCTCGCTAGAGCACTGGAAGCCGTTTCAAAAGAACGCGCGCACTTGGTCCAGCTTGTATCAGCAAAAACCTTCTCCCGAAGAGGGTTCGTTCTTCAAAAAAGATTGGTTCAAGCGCTGGTCTGACCTGCCTGCGGTTCGCATTTACGGAACAAGTGACTACGCTGTCACGCAAGACGGCGGTGATTGGACTGTGTTGCGGATCTGGGGTGTGTCTGCGTCTGGTGGTGTTTACCTCATAGACGGATGGCGAGGGCAAACCACGTCAAACGTTTGGATTGAGCGGCAATGTGAATTGATCCGTAAGCACAAGCCTTTGTGTTGGTTCGGTGAGGCTGGCGTCATTCAAAAGGCTATTGAGCCTATGTTGTTAGTTGAAATGAGAAAGACTGGCGCGCGTTGTCGTTTAGAGTGGTTGCCGTCGATTACAGACAAGGTGACGCGGGCTCGTGGCTTTCAAAGCCGTGCTGCAATGGGTGAGGTTTGGCTTCCAGAAGGTTTGGAAGGCGATTTGATAATAGACGAGTTCACGCGTTTTCCGGCTGGAAAGCATGACGATGAAGTTGATTGCGGTTCATTGCTTGGGCGCGCGCTTGACATGGCGCATCCAGCAATCGGTGCTGTGACCAATACCAACAAGCCCAAACCTAGGGACTACGGCCTAAAACGGGCTTCGGAGGATAACTCGTGGATGACAGTTTAGACCAACCAGAAACCATGCAGGAGGAGGTTGATTACGGCCCCGAGCTTATGCGTGTGGTGGGTCTGGTTGAAGACAGCGTGTCTGACACAATCAAAAGCCGCGATTGGTCTGTGCTTGGTCGCCAGTTCTATGACGGGCAACAATACACGCCGCAAGAGTTGGAAGCGTTCAAGCGCCTTCGCCTGCCTGACGTGGTGCTTAACTATGTGCAACCGGCTGTTAACTCGATTACCGGCGTTGCTCGTAACATGCAGGTTGATCCGCGTGCTTTGCCTCGCAATCCTGACGATGAAGAAGCCGCTGAGATTGCTACCAAGGTTCTGCGCTACATTAGCGACATAAACCGCTTTGACACGATGACACGCGGCGACTGCCTAGAGGATGCCGTCGTTGGTCATGCTGGCGCGGTCATGATTACATGGGATGAAGAGACGGAAGACATTGGCTGCGAGCGCGTCAAGAACGAGGAGTTGATTTGGGACGCTGCAAGCCGTGAATATGACTTCACCGACGCGCGCTATATGGGTCGGCATCGTTGGGCATGGATTGAAGATTTGGTCGCCATGTTCCCAGACAAGGCTGACAAGCTGAACGCCTCTCAACAGGAATCGGTTGCGCTTGATCCTGCAATGGATGACAAGCCCCGCTTTCAATGGGCTGACAGGGGCAAGACAGGCGGTCGCGTTGCGGTGGTTGAGTTATATCACCGTGAGCGTGGAACGTGGATGCGGTCGCTGTTTACGCGCTCCTGCATGCTAGAGCATGGGCCTAGCCCGTTGCTTGATGCACGCGGCAAGCCTTCTTGTGGCATTGTGGCGTTCTCGATTTACTTGGACGTTGACAATAACCGCTATGGTCCAATCCAGACCATGATCCCGGTGCAGAAAGAGGCCAACAAACGGCGTCAAAAGCTGTTGCAGCATGCCAACAATCGTCAGCTTGTCATGAGTGCTGATCCTAACGTGATTATTGACGCAGACATCGAAACGGCACGACGCGAAGCGGCTAGACCTGATGGCGTCATTCCGATTGGGTATCAGCCTGTGTCGGCTGGTGAGATGGCTGCGTTTCAAGCGCAATTGCTACAGGACGCTAAGCAGCACATTGACCGCCTAACGCCTGCGCCTGCTGTATTGGGTCGCCAAGATGCTAATCAGTCTGGACGGGCAATTATGGCGCGGCAACAGGCAGGGATGCAGGAGCTTAGCCCTGTGTTCGTTCGCTTGGCTGACTTCACGCTGCGTTGCTATCGCGCAATGTGGGCAAGGGCTCGCCAGTATTACAACGAGCCTAAGATGATCCGCATCACGGACGATATGAAAACCGTCCAGATGCTGCAAATCAATGAACCGATTGTGCAGAATGTACCGCAGGAGCAAATGGGGCCATTTGGCGTGCCGTTTACGATTATGGTGCCGCAAGTCACGGGGTATAAAAACCGCCTAACTGAAATGCAGATGGACATCATCGTTGATGCTCAACCTGACACGGCAGCGTTGCAGGAAGAGCAGTTCCAAGGGCTTGCACAGATGGCGGCTAATGGCCTGCCGATCCCGCCTGAGTTGATTATCCGGGCGTCAAGCCTGCCAAACAAACGCGAATTGCTGGAATTGCTGGAATCCGCCAAGGGCCAACCAAATCCAGATCAGCAGGCAGAGGCCCAAAAGGGCAGCGCTGAGGCTGAGAAGTTAGCTGCGGAGGCTGAGTACAAGAAGTCTCAAGCCGCGCAGATCCAACAGAATATGGGAATGAATGCTGCAATGGCGTTCAATCCTATGGGGCCGCCGCCGGGCATGACGGGCGCTTCACCTATGGCCACGGTGTAAAACTGACCAAACCGCCGCCGGGTTGTCGGGCGCTTCAGGCCGCCGCTGTTTCGGGCGCTGCAAGGATGAATACCCATGTCTGACCCTTTAGCTTTTTTGGATAGCAATGAACCCGAGGCAGATGCCGAGGTGACAACGCAAGAGGCACCCGTTCAAGAGCCGCAAGCCGCTGCTGTTGATCCTGAGCCCGTTTCAGAGCCGATTGTTCAAGAAGAGCCGATTGTGGAGCGTAGTGTTCCATTGGCGG